TGTAGCGTCATACCAGGAACGAGGATAAGTGATAGAGAGTTTGTTTTCTGTGAAGTCCGGTAGACCACCGACCATTGAATACAGGTCGGCAGCCACCAGCTTTTGTTTTTGAATATCGATCGTCTTACTATCCTCTGTACCTTCAAGGCCGCGTCCCGGCAAAACGACGTTGTCCAAAAAATCTTCACAGTCGGCAAGACCGGGATAAGCAAGTATTGTATCTCGGATCGTCTTATCCATGGCCGTTATTCTCCGTTTTCGGTATCCTGAATCGTTTGATCTTCCGGTTCAACAGTTTCACCTAAGAATGTTGCCGGGATATCATCCGTACCTTCAGTATCTTCAGATGCGCTCCAATCCTTGCCATCCACCTTCATGATGAACATGGCATCCAGATCGTTTACGACAGGGATAGCATTTGCTTCTGCTTTCGTCCATTCCTTGAACGGTTCCAGTTCAGACCATTTGGTAACCAATACCCAATCCTGTTTTACCATGAGGGCAATCTTCTGCAAGGTAGCGGAAGATTCGGCTGCAATCGGTCCGTGTTGGATATCACCAACCTTCAAATCCTCCAAGAAACATACACGTTTACGCTCCCACGGATTGATCGTCTTACGACGATGAGCCTTGTCCTCGATACGGACAGACGGATTCACAGTAATGATCTTCACCGGGATTTCCTGTTCGGCCAGATACTCGTTGATAAGATTTTTCGTCACCAATATTTTTGAAGACGAATTAACCCATGCCTTCAATGTGTCGAATGTTGATTTCTGCTTCTTCAACAAAGAGAAGTCAGCCACGTGCATCACTACATAGCGAATCGTTACTCCCTCGGCAGAAGCAGCAACAACCGTATCTTCGATATCCTGCAAGCCGTTGGCCGTTGAAGCGTTGCTCCAATCTACAGAAGATTTACGCTGGTTCTTCTTCGGCATATCACAACCAACAAACTCAGCCGTAACGACACCGCTATTATTCTTTGCCGACAAATGGAAACCCGCACGGCTCATGAGCTGCATACACCACCATTCGAAACGGGCACGGACAGAGTTATACACGAAATCCTGATCCTTGAAAGCCAGGTTCAGCAATGCCAATTGATCTGCGTCACCCTGTGCGTCACGTTCCAACTGTTTGTACTCGTTGTAATCACTTTCGTTCATACCACGCTTAACGGCTATCTTTGGAATATCACCGGACAACTTGCTGATTACCTCGCGCGTCTTCTGCGGAGCGGAAGCGTCAAAAGAGATCACATCTGCCATTACCGGAGCACCCTTCTCGCCGGTCAGTGTCTCCCACTTCAACGAAGTCTTTCTTTTCACCCCGAAGAAGTTCGGGAAAACGACTGGTTTCACATGCCGGGTATTCAAACGAGCCGCCATGTTCTTTTTATTCACCTGTTTAATTAAACTTCTTTCCATATATCAGATTTTAATGGATTACACAAAACGGATAAACGACATTAATGCCTTTAAGTCCTTATCTACCGGGAACGGCATACAGGATTCGTTTACCGTACCTCTTACCAATAACCCGGACTGCTGGTTAGCTACAGTCAAGTCGACTTTATTCATCGTGACGACCAATTCGCCATCATAAGGTAACTTGGCGGCTTTCGCAGCCTGCTTGTCTTTAGCCTGAACCAATACTTGACCTTTTGTTGCAGCCCCAATCGTTGCTGCCAGCGTAATCGTATCGAAATCCGCATTACTCTTATCAATAGCTGTGATCTTATCGGAAGCGCCAGTCAAAGCGCCACCAATCGTCACGAAGTCACCCACACCGAACAGATGATTCTTGGCCACCTTATAAGTTGTTTCACTACCTGCATCGGAAGCCATTGCCGTCTTCAATACATGATACAGCCCTGTTTCCGGATCTTTTACTACTATTACAATCGGAGGCAGTTCGTCCAACGCCTTGCCATTGAACAAAGCGTTCTGCAAGTCTCTGCGATCAATCGTCCCACCACCGATCACATCCTCAATAATCTTTTCAATTCCGGGAGGATACTGGAATTCTCTTTCTCTTTTTCTGTACATAACGTTACACTTTACTTGGATTATTCAATACCCAGGTTTACCACACCGGGATTATTTGCACTATTATCGACGTCCTGATCCATCAGCTTCGCCCAATCCGCTTCGGAACGGTCCTGAAGATTTACGGAACCGGGAGCGTAATCGCCACGAGCCACAGCATCATCGATCGCCTTTTGCTGGATTCCGGTATATTCTTCGGATAGTGTCTTGATCTGATCCTCGATAGACGTTTCAGAAGCCAAATCCACACGTCCCAGCCAGCTGTCCGGAAGACCGGCATCTTTCAACTGCTTCCGAACTGTTTCTTTTTTGGCTTCGTTTGCCGAGTTAGTAATGGAATCACCCACCTTTTTAGCCATATCATCGACACTCTTCTTCATACTTTCCAGATAAGCTTTTACTTCCGGGCTAAGATCCTTCAACAGCTCTTCTTCCGTTTTCTTATTCTTATCCGGATCTTCCACCGGTTTACCGTCTTTTAATCCATGTTTTGCTTCGTATGCAGCGACCGCAGCCGTTTCAGCCGTAGTCTTAGCTTCATTCTCTGCCTCCTGGATAGCCGGAAGGATATTTTCTTTGAACAGGTCCACAAAAGCCTCCATTCCTTCAGCTTTTTCGATTTTGAACGTCTTCTGAATACGTTCCGCATACTTCTCTGGCACGCCTTTCGTCTTACATGCCGCCTTGATTAAATCTAAAATTGTCATAAGAGTTTTCTGTTTAAAATATAAAGACGATTAGGATTTTACTGACATAAAAAAAGCCCATGGACACGTCCACAGGCTAAAACTTTTCAGTTTTTATTTATCTCCAAGGTACTTATCTATCATCTTTATGATATAATGGATTATAATCTCTTTCGAGATTTCCCAAATAAATGAAAACAATGTTTCCATAATTGAATAGTTTTTTATTCTTAACTATCCTATCTTGATGACGGAGAGTAACACGCACTCACTGCGCATTCTAACCTCTCTTTCTTTTTATCTTGATGATAGCAACCTCCGGCAAGAAAGTCGAATCCATCAACGGTTGCATTTGCAAAATAATGAATAAATATTTGCATAATCAAAAATAAGTACCCATATTTGCAACGTTCAACGACCAAGGAACAAAGTTTTATTATATGAATATACTGTATAGGATTTTTTATGCCCATATCCCAAACACAAAGATATTAGGCTGTCAAAATCCCTACTACGTTACCTATACGTATAATTCGTATAAAACGTGTTCCTTGGTCGGAATGGGAGGCTGACAGCCTTTTTTGTATCTTATAATTTCATTAGTAAAAATGACCAAGGAACATGAAATTACAAGTGGCATGAATAATAGTAGTGCCACAAGTACGTCCACCCACGAAACGGGTAAGTACTCCAATCCTGAATTGCAAGCTATCTTGGCTTCCGGTTCACCGTATTCAACTTTAGAACTCCAGGCAGCTTATGATGCCGGACGCGCTATCGGTAGAACCGAAGGTATGCTTTCGTACCAACGCCACATCATGAACCAGCTCTTTGCAGAGAACCAAAAGCTCAATCAGAAACTACAGGAGCAGAAAGGAGGTCTGAAATGAAAAAGCAAGTATTGCCTTTGAAAGAGGAACGAGAAGAACTAACTACCATGCTGCGTGAACTCAAATCCGTCAAGTCGCGTATCGGGAATTGGCTGGATAATGACGAAGCCCCGATGAACGAGGCTTATTCTATCAAACTGGAAAAAATCTATGACAACCTGTTCACCATTATGTCTGACATTGGAGAAATGATAGGTTATACGATTTTCCACGATATCAACGTAGGTGTGGAGGAACAGCCATGAAAGAAGCCAAGAAATACATTAACCACCACAAGGTAAAACTCTCCGGCAAGTGGTATATCACTAAGGTTCGTGCCAGTGAGGCAGTGGAGATAGCTTTTGAGGAAGGAAGAATCTCTGCGGGAAAAGAAATTTCCGGGAAAAAGAAAATCTGATTTATATATTATTTCAGAACGTTCTAATCCGGAGTCCGTGGCTGTTCTCCATAGGAAGATATTAATAAAGGGTATTGATTGGAATTGCAAACAGCCACAATAAGCAATTCCGGTCTTTGCCCTTTCACTTTTAAACGCGAATTATTATGGAAGCGAAGATACAATATTTCCAAAGTCCGATATTCGGAGAAATCAGAGTTACGGTTATAGAGAATAAACCGATGTTTGTAGCAAGTGATGTTGCTGCTATGTTAGGATATAGTAACCGATATGATGCTATCAATAGACATTGCAAGGGGGTCGTAAAACACGAGGGGGTCTCAATCACTACAAATCAATATGGTAAAAGTACGGAACAGAAAGTGGAAATTTCGTTTATTCCCGAATCCGATGTCTACCGTCTAATCATGCGCTCCAAATTGCCCGAAGCAGAAAAGTTCCAGGATTGGGTATGTGAAGAGATTCTCCCTGCCATCCGCAAAACAGGAGGCTACATGGTCGCCAAAGCAGATGAGACTCCGGAGGAGATTATGGCCCGTGCCTTGTTGGTTGCCCAAGATACCATGAAGCGCAAAGAAGAACGAATTCAACAACTAGAGAGAAAAGTTGAAACCGTGGTAAAAGAAAACAACAAATTACGCCCCAAGGCTGAATTTATGGATAAAGTAATGGACGCGGACGAGCGTATCGACATTGGCCAGTCTGCTAAAATTCTGAATCTACCGTTCGGAAGAAACACCCTGTTCCAGAAACTGCGTGATATGGGCGTGTTCTTCAAGAACAAGAACGAACCGAAACAGGAATATGTGAAACGTGGATATTTCGTCCTAAAAGAGAAATGGATTGACCGCAACAACCATGACGGTTTCATGGTCTTGAAAGTACTCGTCACCCAGAAAGGATTGGAGTTCCTCGCCAATCTATTTAAGGTGGTAGAGCAGCCAAAGGAGGTGGCAGAGGTAATTTGATTAATTTCAACCATTGTGCAGATCGTAACAACTGGGGTCATTACGACCTCAGTTGAAACACGGTGTTCAGCACCGCAGTTCAACTATTGTCCTGACGACAATAGTTGATTTGACGATTAAATTTCCAAAATCGTTAGACAATTAGGAGATAATTTATATTTTTGCAAAAGAGTAGTCTGACAGATTCAGCCGTGGATTGTAGTTCTACGGTGATGGTCTATCGGGCTACTTCTTTTTTATGCCAGTCAAGACCTTATCACTATCCGATATACTATAAAGGACGGCATTCCCGGTTATATCTTCTCTAACAATAATCCAACTTTTCTCTCCGTTCAACTCAATTTCAAAAACATGAGAATATTTAATCATAGGATTATCCTTATGGTATTCAGTATACCCCTTGTAATCCGAACCGGCAAATATCGCTCCTATATTTTTTATCAATTCGTTCTTCTCTTTCTTGAACTTATGAGGCTGATTCAAGAACTCTTTGATAGACTTTCCTGTCATTTTAACTCGTACCGGAAAATCTTTATGAGAGAATGAGCCATTCAATAAAGACTGCTTTGCCCAATTTTGCAGCTCTTTCGTTCTATCTTTTGAATATTGGATTGAAATACTATCTCTTTCAATCTTTCCATCCCCCAGCAACCATTCCGCAAACTCCTCATGATCCATCATGACCGGCGTAGCTATACAGATGCAGAACGGATGCCAGCCCGTAAACTTAAAATCCTTCGAGTATTGGCCAGCCTTTGCATCACATACAGGACACGGACCGTGATTCGATGGTGAACGTTCCACCTCATAACCAGTCACGAAGTCCATTTTCTGCCAACGTTCGTAATCGGCAGTTCGAAAAGCCTTATTGGTCTCCGTTGCAGCTAAACGTAGAGCGTTTTTGTAAGACGAACGGTAAACACCCTGCCCCGGATGATAGTCTTTCATTGGCTGGGATAGAACCAGCTTCCCATTCGCGTCCCTTACACGGCGGAAACGACGGTTGGGTTCGTTTAGCAATTGCCGTATATCTTGGCTGATCAACGCGGCTGGACGGCCGGAAGATAAACCCGAAGAAAGATAATATTCCAGATTATCCATAGCCCCGTCCGTTATATCCCAAACACGGGAGGATATGGTTTTACCAAATTCATCTTTACGTTTCAATAAAGTATTCAGTGCATCGGCATTCCGGGAAAACAATTTTTCCCTTAGCGTAGTGGAGATAGCCATATCCTTAATATAGCCCGTTACCAGTTCATCCGCTTTCCTATTGCCTAAATTCCATACATCGGTAACTGTATTGGATATATTGCTTACGAGCTGCGTGTGTAAATCATCCAACAGACGTTCTATTTGCTTTTCAATAGTAGCATTACCTATCCATACACGGTCGCCGCCATGATCCGACCATTTAGCCAGAAGAGATCCTACCCTACGAACAAACTCGTCAAACGAATACTTTATGCTGCCTTGTTGTCGGAACAGACGTTGCAGGAATTGTCGCTCATGAAATGATAGTTCTTTCATTCTCCATATCCCATTGTCAGACCAACCATGTTATTACGTTGCGCAGCCGTATCCTCCTCTTCCTTCATCAGCTTCATTTCTTCGTCCAAGTCTTCTGTTAGCGGAGAATGAGCCGTAACCGTGCGCTGAGCGTTAATCGGTTTGCCTCCATTGGCAATAGATAAGGTTTGCAGGGTTTCAGCCAAATCTTCCGGCAAAATGGAACCAAATTCCACATCGATCAGGTTGTTCACCAATTGAGGACGGTACTTGATGTTGGTAATATTGCATATCCCAGCCAACACGACCGACACGCAACGCTGAACCACCGGACCGAACGTTTCCATGTTCTCACTCGCCTTGATAGTTGCATCCATCAGCATGAATTTACGAGCGACACCGGACAGGTTGCCAATGCCTTTCAAGTTATCAAAAGAAAGATCCGGCGTAGATGTACCAGCAAATTGTTCGTTTTTCGTTTCTTCCAATTCTTTATCTACAGATGGCTGGGAGCCAGTCCATGTCAAATAATCGGCATCGCCATGATATTCCTTGCCAGATACTTCATCAACCTTAATGGGGAAATTAAGGTCTTTCCCGGTTGTTTCCTTAGAAGGTAAATCAGAATCGCCATACGTTTTCAAGATTGGTTCCGCAAAGTAGTCGTTAGTGTCGGCCATACGGGACAAACGCATTTCCCGCGCATCCATGATACCGGCAACCTCGTCCCATTCCGGTTGGAAAACATCTGCATACACGACCGGAATCTTTCCGAATAGATTGGGAACCTCTTTTATTACCCAGCCACCCATTTCATCGATAGCCGTAATAATCTTATCTGCCGTCCAGATTGTACAACTGTTCCGGATCATACCATTAGAGTTCACTTGGTAACGATGAATAAAGGCATCCATATCGTCGTTATCATCGAAGTGGGGATAAAATTCAGAGAAAGTATTTTCATTACGGGGAACGGAAAGCGTTTTCACCTTCAACTCCGTAATCAAGTTGCCGTCTAATCCTTTGGAAGTATACGGATAGAACACAAGAGCAGCCTTACTTTCAGAAAGTACCTTACGGGCGAACGACTTCAAGACGGATTGCATTTTCAATCGGCGTTCCCATACACGTTTGAATTCTTGAAAACCATCGTTCTGATCAGTTCCCGTAATCGTCATTTGCCCGCCAAACAAGAAGGCGACAGAGGTACGCACCTCCTTTTTCGGAAAGTTGGTAACGATACGTGCTACATCTACGATCTTATCTTCCAGTCGTAACGGCTCACCATTCTTATCTTTCAAGGTTTCCGAATAGACAGCCAACCGTTTCGGTTCACGCCAACCGACAGAGGTCTTACGCCGACGGCGCTCACCGTGGTATTCTTTGTAATATTCTCTTGGTTCCCGATATTCAATCGTATCGACACATAACGAACTGACTACCTGCCCGAAATCTTCATTTGCAAGAATGTCGTTTATACTTGGCATATACTTTTTCTCATAAAATATATGCCAAATAATTATTTACTTAAAATATGATGACTTTCAATTTTTAAAGTATCAATATTCACTCTCATCTCTTTTATCACACAAAGAGGATGAACTTTTTTTAAACGCCTTATAAAATCTTCTCTATTAAAGTTTTTGTTTTTTTCAATTCGACAACCTAAATAAATTTCTTTTATAGCCCCAAAACAACATATATTTCGTTTCTGTGGACTAAGTGCCACCATCCTGTATTCTTTCTCATATTTCCAGCACATAGGTTTGGTTGTCAACATTTTTATCAGAAAATTTTTATAATGAGATTCATCATCCGAAAATTCTACTTCAGGCCTCTTCTGTTCTGGCTTAACTGGAT